TGACCCCCCGTTGATTAACCGCAGGTGCGGTGCTATATATTACTCTCTACTATTTTTTTTTACAGTTATTGGGCATTTTGTAAAGAAACTAAACTTTTTTTAACTTTTTTTGTGTCTGTGCGTTACGGGTTCATTTTCACGGGGTTATACTATATGTATAGGTTAACTTTTAAGGCAGCCTTTGTGGGCTGCCGTTAATGTGGTTATTGCAGCCTTTAGGGGCTGCTTGTGTTAACCGTTTCTGGGCACAACTGAGGCGTATTGGGTTTACGTTTTTTTATTGATTTTTTTTAAGGATTTTATTGTGGGTGCTAAGGGTGGTAGCGAACATCATTTTGCTGTTCGTTTACGTGAGGATAAGGAGAAGGTTTTAGCCTTTGTCCGTGACGGCCTTGAGGTCCGTCAGGCTGTTCTTCGTGTTGGCCGTAAACCTGAGGTGTTGAAGTCTTGGATGAAGGACACTAGGTTTGCGTCTGACCTTGAGGCTGCTCGCTCGGTGGGTGAGGTTGCTTTGGAGCGGGCGTTGCCTGGCGGTGACCGCCATAAGATTCCGTTTGCAACTTTTTCTAAAGAGTTTTTGAACACTGAGGTGTTTCCTCATAATCAGAACATGGTGGACCTTCTTGAGGGTCGGGAGCCTGGCTGGTTGCATGACAGTATGGTTTATGAACCGTCTTCGTCTCAGCGTATCTTGGTGAATGTTCCTCCTGAGCACGCTAAGTCTACGACTCTAACGGTGAACTATCCGACTTATCGGATTGCTATGGACCCGAATGTTCGTATCGTTATTGTGTCTCAAACTCAGCAGCGTGCTAAAGAGTTCTTGTACTCGATTAAGCAAAGGTTGACTGAGGAGCCGTGGGCAAAGTTCCAGCAGGTGTATGGCCCCGCTGAGGGCTATAAGGCTACCTCTGACGAGTGGACGAAGGACCGTATCTATTTGCAGCGTGAATCGGGCGAAAAGGACCCTACGGTTCAGGCTCTTGGTATGGGGCAGCAGATTTATGGTGCTCGTGCCGATTTGATTATTCTTGACGACGTGGTGGGCACTACGAACGCCCACGAGTGGGAAAAGCAACTGGCGTATATTCAGAAGATGGTTATTACCCGTTTGGGTAAAAACGGTATGCTAATCATTGCTGGTACTCGTGTATCGTCTGTGGACTTGTATCGTGAGTTGATGAACCCTGACCATTGGTCTGGCGGTAAATCCCCATTCACCCGCTTGGCTATGCCAGCGGTGTTGGAGTTTAAAGATAAACCTAAAGACTGGGTGACTCTGTGGCCTGAATCTGACCGTCCGTGGGATGGGGATGCTGATGAGCCTGACGAGAATGGTCGCTACGCCAAGTGGGATGGCCCTGCCCTCTACACTCGCCGTGGTGAGGTTTCCCCATCAACTTGGGCTTTGGTTTATCAACAGCAGGATGTGGAAGAGGACGCAATCTTTTCCCCTGTCGCTGTGCACAGTTGCATTAACCGTATGCGTAAAGCAGGACCTATCAACCCTAAGGCCCCTGGTCACCCTAAGGATGGCGAATGGATTACCTTAATGGGTATGGACCCTGCTATGTCAGGTAAGTCTGCTTTCATCATTTACGCTGTGGAACGCAACACTGGTGAACGTATGGTTTTGGATGCCTACAACATGGGTGATTCTACGCCACAAAAGATTCGTGCTCTCATTGAAGAGTGGGTTATGCGTTATCGCCCTATGGAGTTAATCATTGAGATTAACGCCCATCAAAAGTCGTATGCTCTTGACAGCGAACTGAATCAGTGGCTGGCACAAACAGGAACCCGTATGCGTTCCCACTTTACTGGCAAGAACAAGTGGGATACGTCGTTTGGTGTCGCTGCTATGTCTACGCTTTTTGGGTCTGTCAAGGATGGCAAACACCAAGATGATAATTTGATTACGTTACCTTCTCACGAGGGCAGTGAACATTTTAAGGCGTTAGTTAACCAACTTATCACTTGGAAAGCCGACACTAAAAACGCAACAGACCTTGTGATGGCGTTGTGGTTCTGCGAAATGCGGGCAAGAGAACTTGTCCTTGCAGGCAAATTCCGCCAAACACATTTAACAAGCCGTTGGGCTTCACGTAAAAACGCTGCACTAGCAGGGGCCGTGAACCTTGACGAACTTGCTTCAGAACAATTCTTAGGATACCTTTAAGGACAAATAATGGCATTATCTATCATGGAAGTAGCAGACAAGGTACAGAACCTTCGTCAACGCTACCAAGAACGAGATGGACGGATGCAGAATGTCCTTGCGATTCGCAAAGGTAAACTTGGTCAGGTAGCCGAGGAATACTTCCCTGAAGGCATGAGCGAACCAATGATTGCTAACTTCATTGACGTTGCTGCCCGTGACATGGCTGAAGTCCTCGCACCGCTACCATCCTTCAACTGCAACCCTTCCAACGCTGCTTCTGAGGCAGCAAAGAAGTTTGCAGATACCCGTACCTTGATTGCTAACCAATACATTCAGTACTCAAACCTTGAGACTCAAATGTACACTGGTGCAGACTGGTACTTGACATACGGTTTTCTACCCATTGTGGTAGAACCAGACCTTGAAGAAGGTATGCCACGCATACGCATAGAAAATCCTATGGGTGCATACCCTGAATACGACCGCTATGGACGTGTGACTTCCTTCTCAAAGGCATACTACAAGACTCTAGGCGAACTGGTATCCGAGTTTCCTGAATATGAGACCCAACTTATTGGTCCTGCTGGTAGAGATTTTGCTGACTGGAACAGTCGCCTAGAACTTGTACGGTATGAAGATAAAGACCAAATCATTCTTTACATCCCTAATCGTAGCAACCTTGTGCTTGTACGCACAGACAACCCGCTCGGCAAGGTCTCTGTCCGTATTGCCCGTAAACCAGGCATTGACATTGACGACCCCCGTGGACAGTTTGATGACATCATCTGGGTACAGGTTGCTCGTGCCCGATTCGCTATGCTCGCTATGGATGCAGCAGAAAAATCGGTTCAAGCACCATTGGCTGTACCAATGGATGTTCAAGAAATTGCTTTTGGACCTGACGCAATCCTGCGTTCCAACACCCCACAAGGTATTCGCCGTGTAGGTTTGGAACTCCCAACAGGAGCCTTCACGGAACAGTCCGTTCTTGAAGGCGAAATGCGGATGGGTTCCCGATACCCTGAAGGTCGCTCTGGACAGATTGACGCTAGTGTTATCACTGGTCAAGGCGTACAGGCCCTTCTAGGTGGCTTTGATACCCAGATTAAAACAGGTCAGCAAATCATTGCTGATGTTCTCGAAGAAGTCCTCTCGCTATGTTTCGAGATGGACGAGAAACTGTTTAGTTTCCGCAAGGAAATCTCTGGTGCATATCAAGGTGCACCATACAAACTTACCTACGACCCTGCAACCGCCATTAAAGGCGACTACACCATTCAGGTTCGCTACGGCCTAATGTCAGGCCTTGACCCTTCACGGGCACTCATTTTCTCCCTGCAGGCTTTGCAGGCAGGTTTAATTAGCCGTGACTGGGTTATGCGTGAACTACCGTGGTCAATGAACGTGTCGCAGGTACAGCGTGACATTGAAGTTGAACGTATGCGTGACCAACTCAGTGGCTCGTTCGCTGCCCTATCGCAAGCCATCCCACAGATGGCTATGCAGGGTCAGGACCCGTCAGAAATTGTTTCTAAAATCTCACAAGTTATCCAGAAGCGTAAGGCTGGTACAACGATTGAGGACGCTGTTTCGTCTGTTTTTGCTCCTCCACCACCTACGCCAACTCCAGCGGCTCCTGAACAGAATCCGTTGGAGGCTATGATGGCTGCCCCTGCAGTTGAGGAATCGCCAGTTGAGCAACAAACCCAGGCTCCTGAGCAGACTCCTGCAGGGGCTACTCCTCCTCCTGGCCTAGCCGATATTCTCGGCGGTTTGATGGGCGGAGCATAGTGAGCGAAACTGAAACTGCTGACCTAGTTCTGAAGAACTGGCTAGAAGAGAACGCTAAAACACTCGTAACTGAGGACGGTGCATTTTGCACCTCCTTCGTTATGATTGCAGAATACATGGATTCTAACGGGCAGTTTTATTCAGTTACGTTAAAGGACCCCGACAGCCCTTTGTGGCGTGTTCGGGGCCTTATCGAATATGCACGTGAGAACGATTTTTATTTACGAGAAGAACCTCAAGAGGATGGTGATTACTGATGGCACGTGGAGGATACCGCAAACCATCTAACCCTGCACCCGTTTCGGGGCCAGGGAAACTATCCCGCCGTACGGACGGTGGTGCTGGTTCTAAGCAGGCTATGAAAGAAATTCGCACAGGCAAATATGGTGAGTCGAAAGAGTTAATGGAACAACAGCAGGGTGCACCTCTTGCAGGCAACCCTGCACCTAACCCTGAGGTTAATGTTCCTGCTCAACGCCCACCTGTCACCCCTTTGTTTGCTCCTACGGAGCGACCACAGGAACCTGTGACTGAAGGTTTACCTTTTGGTGCTGGAAGCAATGTGTCTCCAATGACTCAACGTAAGAGTGTTGCTGCACAGTATCTTCCAACTCTTGAGTTGCTTGCAGTAAACCAAGATACACCTGATTCGTTTCGTGCGTTTGTTCGGGCTTTAAAGGCTAAGGCAAACAACGGGGCGATTCTATGAAAAAACTTATGGAAGACATTGCAGCGTTTGCAAATGTTTTAGGCGTTTCTGACCCAGATTTAGTGTGGACTCTTGCTACGGTCCCGTGGAAATCTGTTGATGACCGCAACAATTTTATTACCGAAATTGGCTTAATGGATGGCGGAGTAGAACAGTGACTTGGTGGGATACGTTCACTAACTGGTGGGAAGAAGTAAACAAACCTGCTTACACTTCAGATGAGTGGGCACGTACCCAAAAAGTTATGAAGAGTGAGAAGTTCAAAGAACTTCAAGCCAACTTAAATAAAAACTCTCAAAGTATGCCAATGTTCTTTGCAGCAGAAAAAGCCATTTCTGAAACATATGGTGCAGATTCTCCAACAATGCAGAATTTTCAAGCAGTAAAGGGATTAGGGGTTCAGGCCCCTATGGAAGCACTGACTGCTCCTGCCCGTGTTGTTGCTGAACAAATTGGCGGTGCAGCATTGGCTGCAACCACAGGTAAAAGTTTTTGGGAAGCACGTGACCTTGTTCGTGGTGAACGAAAAGAAGGCTTACCATTCTTCTACAGTGGCACTGGTGGCGTTAGCCTCGGACAGTCCTTGTGGGGTTTGCGTGACCGTGTACTGCCAGGGCAACAGGGCACTGAAGAACTTGACTGGACTAACCGCAAAAAGGTACAAAAGTACTTTTCTGAAGGTCCACAAAAATATATCACTGGAACCACTGACGCTGTAGCGTCTGTTGCCCTTGACCCAACTGTTTGGTTTGGTGTTGGTGCAGCGAAGTTCCGTGTCAAATATGTAGTTAATCCTTTGAACACTGCAGAGAAGCGGGCTAAAGCCGTTCTTGACATTGACTCTGCTGTTGCAGGTCAAAAGTCTAAGTGGTCATCTGCTATTGACTACTACATGGAAAACCCTTCAGAGATGGCTATCATCAACCATAGCACCATTTTTGAATCCACCGCTGCACAGCCTTTGGCTGGTGCGATTGCATACTATGCTCGCCGTGGTGACCGTGAAATGGTTGGCAACATTCTGAAGGTTGCTGTGGGTGACGAGGTAACTAAAGAGCAGTTGCTTGCTCGTAAAGATTTAGTATCTGGCTATCTGTCTAACTATGAGATGATGGCTGCAGATAAAACCATGTTCAACAACTTGCCTAAGGGCAAGAAGAAGCAGGTTCGTGAATCAATCGAAGAAGCAGTTAACCAGTTGCAGAAAGAAACAGATGCACTTACGAGTGCTGCTGGTTTCCGTGACCCTCTAACTGGCGAGATTCGCAATGTTGGTTCAGCCTATTCGTTGACTCGTAGCGTTTCACGCATTGACGCTGTAGAGCGTGCACGTGTGTTTGCTGCTAAAACTCGTAGTGGTGCAGGATACTTTTATGGACATATGCCCCTCAAGGGCAATATGCTTGTTCGCACTGTCACTTGGTTGAACCCTAGCGGTTTGATTAAGGAAGCACCTGCAGGTATTTTTGATTTGACTGGTGTTGCTGCTAAAGATTCCTACAAGGAACTTTTGGCGATTACCCGTAAGGTTAATGCTTCCACTGGTAAAGATTACACGGCTCGTATGAACGAGTACATTTCGTTGTCTGACGAGGCTTCTCGTGCAAAGTTCTTGGATGACTTTGAGAAAGAAGTTGTCTCGGACCTTGTTCAGGCGAACATTCGTTCTATGAAGTCTGCTGACGGTACGCTCCGCAAGTTGACTGAAGACGAAGTTGAGTATGTAGGTATTCTTGTTGACCGCATTATGACTCAACACCGCAACTTGCAGTCTCGTGCGTTTGCTGCTGCTGCTCGTAAAAACTTTTTCGTTTATGATGAAGTGAGTAAGGAAACTTTCCAGTACCCACAGTTGAAAGAACTGTTGGAGCGTCAGGCTGCTTCTAAGAATTTGTCTGTAGATGAATACCTTAAGCAGATTGAAACCAACCCACAGTTCGGCTCACAGGCTGTCAACACACACATTTTCATTGACACTGTAGAACTTGACCGTCTGATTAAACAGAACGTTCGCTCTATCGGTGTTTTCCTTGAAAACGTTGATGTGATTAACGAAACCTTGAAGGCTAACGCTGCTTTAACTGGCGGTAAAGTTTCTAAGAGTGTTTTGCGTAAAGAAGTAAGCCGAGAAATTGACGGCATTTTGAAACGCCCTAGTGTTTCTGAGTCCCGTGCAGACAGTTTTACTGGTGCTATGACTCAGGTTCAAGGTAGCCTTGTCAAGTTGGCTGACGATTTCTACGCTAACTTCTGGAAGCCTGTAACTTTGCTTTCACCTAAGTACGGTATCCGAAACGTTCTTGAAGGAACTAACCGCACATTGGTGTATTTGTCCGAGTTGGCAGATATGACTGGTGTTTCTAAGCGAGAAGTTTACGGTGACTGGCTTGCAGGAACTGTTGAACCACTCAAAGTGGTTAAGGCTAACCGTGAACTAAAGGCTCAGGGTCGTAAAGCAGTTGAGGCTGCAGGTGGAAGTTCCCGTGTTCTTGCTGCTGCTAGAGCACAGACCGCTGTTGTTCGCACAACAACTAGCAGTGCTTCACTTTCTGCCTCAAAGATGAAAACTTTCGCTGAACGATTTATCACAATCGAGGATATTCCTGGCTCAACAAAGAACGCTAGTGCTGTTGCACGTTTCTTGTCTGGCAAAACTAAATCGCTACGGAAAATCAAGAGTGAAGAAGCAAAACGCTTCCTACTCTCATTCTTGAACGGCGACATTGATGATGCTATCAAGATTCTAAACGCAACAGATGACGTATCATCTTTGACTTACCAGATTTCAATCTTCCGTGACATGATTCGCACAGCAGGTGCTGACCTCGACAAGGACCTTCGGGCTAAGTTGTACGACAACTTCCTTGTTGACACACAGGTTGCTATCGTCAAGGACTATTCTGATGCTTTGCTTGCAACCGCTGAAGGTTTAGACCGAGTTATTGCTTCTCGTGCAGCAGAGGCTGCAGCATGGGGCGAATATGACCTACTACTTAAGGGTAGCAACCCTATCCTCCGCCGTAAAGGTGACGGAACTTTCGAGGTAACCCCTGGAAACCATGTCCCTGACTATGGTGCAGGACAGATTGGTATCTTTGCTCTTGCTGAAACCGCTGCAGACCGCACATATGCTAACGCTTTGCTGTCTGGTAGCCGTCTAATTGGTGAAGATGCTTTATCTGCCACCATTGACAATGTTGCTATAAGACCAGATAACGCTAACTGGGGTAGAGCATATGTTGACTTCATCAATAAAGAAGTTTTGTCTGATGCTGTTATGTACCGTGTTCTTGACGGTGCAACACTAGATGACACTATCAAGTTTTTGAAGTCTGACGTTGGTCGCAACTATCGTAGACAAATCGGTGTTGGTGTTGATGATATTCAAAACCACGCAGAGTTGCTACACGCTAAGGCTGAATACTACCTTCCAGAGATTCCTAATGCTCCAGAAGGTATGTTGAAGAAAATGGCTATTAACGGTGAAATCACTGTTGATAACATTGACCGTATTCCTGTGGAATACCGCCCTAGCGTTATCGGTAAAGATATGCGGTCCACTCAACGGTCCAATACTGCTATGCGTATTTGGCGTGAAAAGATTATCAACCCTGCTTTCAAGTATGTTGGTACTCTACCTGAAACCACGCTATCTCGACATCCTTTCTACAAGGCAGCGTATCGTGCTGAAGCACGGCGTGTTGGCCGACTGTTAGAAAGTCAGGGTGTTGATTTAACTAGCAAGTCTGCGATTGACCAAATTACTCGTGCAGCACATTCTCGTGCACGAAAAGAACTAGACCAAACTTTGTACACTATTGCTCGGCGTACTGACCCTGCACAGTTCCTACGGTTTGTGTCACCATTCTATTCGGCACAACAGAACTCTGCAAGATTCTGGCTAGGTCAAGCATATAAGCGTCCAGCATTGGTTCCACTTGGTTTGGCAATCTGGAATACACCAAACAAGATTCTCAACGTTATTGATGAGAACGGTGAAAGTGTAGAAAGTAGTTTGCCATTCTTCGCTAATGAGCGAATCATGCTAACTTTGCCTGAACCTGTAGCCAAATTCTTTGGTCAGGACTTTTTGACTGTAAACAAAACCTCTATGGATTTGATTACTAACGGTCAGGTTCCTTTGATTCCACAGTTGTCTGGTGCAATGGTTTCGCTACCGTTCAACGCTATCATGAACAACACAGGCTTACAGGCTACGCTAACCGAAATGGGTATGCCAGCAGATTTCTTTGAGAAAACTGTTTTCCCATATATGGATGTGCAAAGCACGAGCCTAGTACAACAGTTGTTACCTATGCCAGCATGGTTGCGTGGAGCAATCAACGCTGGTGGTGGAACACAACAGGCTGCTGCTCGCACAAACCTTGTGATTGAACGCAAACTGTACGAAATGGAACTTAACGGTGAAACTATTACCGACAAGAAGTTTGCTAAAATAATTAAAGATGCATCTTCTCAGAGTCAAAAGTCTTACGTTTTGGAGACTTTGTTCTCACTAGGTTCACCATTCTCAACTAAGTTAACTAACGAAATGCAGTTGTACAAGTACGAATACTACAGGTACATTGAAGAACATGGACCCATTGAGGGTCCTCTTAAGGCTGCAGAAGACATGGGCAACTTGAAGTATGTGTATGCTGCTTCAACTATGACAGAAAACCCTGGCGGGTTAATGTCTACGCCACAAACTGAACGCAACCTAAAGGCCCACATGGACCTTGCTTCAGAGTTAGTTAACATGGGTGAAGATTCCATGAAGTTGCTTGGTTTGCTGTTTAACGAAGGCGAAGCGGGTGACTATTCACCGCTTGTTTCTAAACGGTTATATGACACTAGCATTTCTGGTGCACCGCTAAAAAGTAAGTCAGTTAACTTTGCTGACTCACAGGCGGAGCGTCAGGAAAGTCTTGGCTGGTCTTACTACATTCCTTTCAAAGAGGAACTGACTGCCATTGCTGCTGCTAAAGGTGTTGCCCCTGGCACTAACGAATGGGATGCCACATATAAGCCTGCACTTGATAAAGTGTCGGCTTTGTTGGCTGAACGGTATCCCGCTTGGGATAGGGCTAGAGGTGTTATTAACACTAAGAAAACTTTGAACACTATCAAGGCTATGAATGTGGCTTTGAATAACAAAAAGTTTATGGATAGTGTTGGTAAACGTAAACCTGTTTGGGAAGCAATCGGCACGTGGATGGAATACCGTGACCAGTTGTCTAATGTTTTAGCGACTAGAGGAACTAAGGCTATCACTGAAACTGGCGAGAACGCTGACCTGTTTAAAGCACGTGAGGCTATTGCTGAAGTTATTGCTTCGCAATACCCTGACTTTGCATACATTTATGAACGATTCCTCAGGAATGACCCTTTAACTAAAGTAGGATAATATGGCTGACAAGAAGAAAAAGAAAAAAGATGCTATTGATTCCGCAATAGAGAAGATTATTGCTTCTCTAGGAGGCGGTGGCACTGTTGCTGAAGGCGACAATCTTGTTCTTGTTCCTGGCTGGCTATATACTGCTGCTACTGGCACTGAGAGCCAGGGAGATTTCGTATCTATCAGTACGGACTCCCTGGCTAACTTAGCCTTTAAGTTGAAGTTAAACAAACCTAAACAGTATGCCCGATTGTCTAACTATCTACTTGGCAGTAGCGGTGCAGATGTTGAAGATGTTGATGCTGCGTTCCGTACAGCAATTAATATTGCTGGTGCTGCAGGTTCTGGTTTAGATAATGTTTTAAACAACAGCGACTTCCGTAGTTTGATTAGAAAGTCTGGCGGTTCTGGTGGTGGCGGTGGTTCTCGTACCGCAACTTACATTACGTTAACTGACCGTCCTACGGCAGCAAACAATCTGAAGAAAAATATGCAGTTGCTGCTAGGTCGTGAACCTAGCAAAGAAGAACTTAACTCTTATGTTAAGAAGTTGAACGCTAAAGAACGTGCGTTAGCAACTAAGACTACACAGTCTGCTGCTGGTGCAACTACTGTTGGCAACGATTTCGATAGAGAAATGTTCACTTTGCAGTATGTGATTAATGCTGCTGGCGGTAACTTTGATGAGGGAACTCTTGGTTCCACTATGGATTCTATCGCCACTATTGCTAGAGACTATGGTGTTTCTAGTGCTGTCACCCCGAACCGTATGAAGAAGTTAACTAAACAGTTAATTCTTGGCGAGGTTGATGCAGACACAATTCGTGGCGAGTTCGCTAAGTCAGCGTCCTCTATGTATGGTGCGTTTAAGGACGACATTTTGGCTGACCCTAAACGGGATATTCGTACTGGTGTTGCCTCTGACTATATTGGTTTGTATGCAAACACTTTTGATGTTGACGAGGATAGTGTTGATGTTTCCGAGGTGCTAGGTAAAGCATCATCTAATGTTAATGGTACTCCTCAGAGATTGTCTTTAAATGATTTCCGTATTGCACTGCGTAGTGACCCTCGGTTCCAAACCACTTCGACTGCCAAGCAGGAGGCTGCTAGGGCTGGCGTTGCTTTGGCTAGAATGATGGGAGTTAATATCTAGTGGCAACTATTGATGACTACAAGATGGCGTATGATGTCTTTGCTGACGTTGCCCGTTTTGCTGGTTTTACTGACGAAAATCTTATCAAGGATTTATATACTTCTACTGAGAAGTATCGTGCAGAGGGTCTTGATGATGGGGTTTATTTTGAACTTCTCGCCACTTCCCCTGATGCACCTGAATCCTATAAAACTTTTTTGAAAAACTTTGAGAAGGTTAAAAGTAACGTTCCAGCAATCACTACGGTTGCAGACTATTTGTCTGCCCGTAAAGAGTATGAGAGCGTTTTGAAAACATATAATCTGGACGAGTTGGCTAACGCCGATAGTACGGACCAGTTTTTGATTAACCGTGTTTCACCTAAAGAGGCTAGTGACCGTTTGCAGTATGCATACAATTCTATCCTCAACGCTGATGACCAGTTGAAGGCACAGTTGCAACAGTACTTCCCTAACTTGTCACCTAAAGAATTGGCTAAGACTGTGCTTGGTGTCGGTAAAACGGTTGACGAGTTGCAGAAAGATGTTGAACGTGCAGGTATCCAAGCGGGTGCTGCTCAGGCAGGTTTGACTGCTGTCAATGTTGACGAGTTGCAGCGTGCTGGTGTTAATCGTGCTCAGGCTGCTGCTGGTTTTTCTGAAATCAAACAGGGTCTTCAGTCTGTTGGTGCTGCTGCAGCACGTGCAGGTACATCTGTTGAGGGTTTGCAGCAAGAGTTGGAATCTGAACAATTCTTGGGTATGGCTTCTCAACGCCGTAAGAAGTTGGCTGCTCGTGAGCAGGCTGCTTTGTCTGGCCAGTCGGGTACTATGACTGGTTCTCTTTCACGCCAGGTTTCTGGCTCTTTTTAATTCGGAGGAAATATGAAGGCTAACGCCTCACAGGGTAGCGGTGCTAAGGCTAAGAAGAAAACTTCTTACGCTGCTCAATACAAGAAAATGACTGGGGTTGCTCCTCGTCAGAAGACTAAGACAGAATCTGTTTCTTCTGTTACGGCTGGTATTAAGACTAACCGTGTGTCTGACAAGCGTAAGGCTGCTACTCGCAGCATGGTTGCTAACGCTGCTTTGATGGTTGTTCCTGGTGGTGCTGCCATTAAAGGTGCTCGTGCAGTGGCAAATGTTGCTAAGACATCTAAGGCAATGGGTTCAGTTAAAGGTGCAGTTAACTACAACAGGGCTGTTAAATTAACAAAGAAGGCTAACGATTTAGAGGCCAGTGGTGCTACTTGGGCGAGCAAATCAAAATTTGTTAAGGCTCAAAAAACCAGAGATAAAGCAGCCAAGTCATACGAGAAAGCAGTAAAGGAACTTAACTCTCCAAAAGTTACTGCCAAACTTGAGGCCAGAACCAGTAGAGCAATTAGAAGCAAACAAATTTCTGGTACTCGCCCTTTAACAAAAAGGGAACCAATTAGACTTCCAAGCGAACCTAGAAAGATTACAACCTCTGATGCTCGTAGACGTGCTATGCGTGCAAGTGCAGGAGATGTGGGCAGAAGCCCTGCAGCAATTAAAAAAATTGTTAAGTCTAATAACAAAAATACGCTCAAAAAACTTAAATCTTCAGGTGCAATCAAACGCATGAAGTAGAACGCATGGTGCATAGGCAAGGTTCGATTCCTTGCCGTTCACTCCGCAACAGGACCGACCAGCCCCTGTGCGTGTACAAGTAACTGGTAGTAGAAGCCGTAACAAATTCCCCTGTTTGTTGCGTGGTCTACGAATACACATATAGAAAGAAGGGTGCGTTGCTATGAGCAACTTCCAAGAATGGGATGATGACGACTTCGATTTTGAAGATGAGGACGTACAGGCACGTCAGCCTAAAGATAATGATAGCCTCATTAAACAACTTCGTAAAGCGGAACGTTCCAAAGACAAACAGTTGAAAGAACTTCAGGCTCAGTTAAATGAGTTTAAGTCTTTGCAACGGGAAACTACTGTCAAGTCCGTTTTGGAATCTAAGGGCCTTAGCCCTAAGGTTGCTAAACTTTTACCTGCCGATTTAGAGCCAACTGCAGAGGCTGTTGATGGCTGGTTGAGTGAGTTTGGTGACGTGTTTGGTATCCAACAGTCGGAACCTGTTGAGCAGCCTAGTTTGGCTGCACTTCGTCAGATTGACCAAGTGACTGCTGGTGCTGTTACTCCTGACAAGATTGAAGATATGTTGCTTCGTCTTGACCAAGCCCAGTCTCAGGATGAAATCATTAACATGATTTATGGGCAAAACTAACCTGTTATTTATACGTAAGGAATAGAAATGGCTAATGCCTACACTTCTACCGATTCTGCCTCTTTAGGTGGAACCGTTGGCTCGGCTGGTCTAGTACAGAAAGCGTACGACCGCCTTGTCGAATTCTCTCTCCGTTCACAGCCTTTGCTGCGTTCAGTTGCAGATAAGCGTCCTAGCCCAGGAACTCTTCCTGGTTCTAGCATTGCTTTGCAAATCTACAACGATTTGGCTGCACAGACTTCGGCTCTTACTGAAACCGAAGACCGTGATTCGGTTGCTATCGGAACCCCAGACTTGGTTACTGTAACTCTTAACGAGTACGGTAACTCTGTCATTGCTACCCGCAAACTACAGTTGCTCAGCCTTGCTGATGTTGACCCTGCGATTGCTAACATCATTGCTTACAACATGGCTGACTCGATTGACAAGTTGGTTATGACTGAACTTGGTGGCGGTTCTAACGTTATCTACTCTTCTGATGGCGTTGACACCCCAACTTCTACCGACACTGTTGAGGCAACTGACACCATTAAGGCTGCTGACATCCGTAAGGCTGTAGCGAAACTTCGTGCTAACAATGCTGTTGCACGTAAGGGTAGCCTTTACTGGGTTGGTATCCACCCAGAGGTTTCTCACGACCTTCGTGCAGAGACTGGTGCTGGTTCATGGCGTAACCCACACGAATACCAGAGCAACCAAGAAATTTGGGCTGGCGAAATTGGTCAGTTCGAAGGTGCTTACTTCGTTGAGTCTGCTCGTATGGCTAAGGCTAACAACACCAACTCTGTCCCTGTTTACAAGACCATCATTGCTGGTCAGCAGGCTTTGGCTGAAGCGGTTGCTGAAGAACCACACGTAGTTATCGGACCTGTTACCGATAAGTTGATGCGTTTGCGTCCTATCGGCTGGTACGGCGTGCTTGGTTTCAAGCGTTACCGTGAAGATGCTTTGTACCGCATTGAGTCGGCTTCAACCATCTCTGCCTAATTAGATTCCGCCGAATCTAAGCCATCCACACCCAACGGTGTGGGTGGTTTTGGTTTTACGGAAAGGAAACCAATGCCATATATGTTTAAAACCCCAACGGTTAAAGAAGGACCTGCAGGTGGACACCGCCTGTTTGACTTCTACACACTAGACCGTGGGGTTACTGTTGTTCGTATAGGGACAAAGTTTCAACAGGTCAGATACCCTTCACAAGATTTCCTTGAAGAGGTAGATGATTATTGGCTTGGTGGAACTGTTAGTGAAGTTGATGATGATACAGCAGCCTTATTGGAGGCTGCAGGTTATAGTGACTATTTGACGGAGATTGTGTAATGGCTGCAGGAAAGTACAATGTTAAAGCAGACCAGGGGTCTACTTTTGTTTTAGACTTTATTGTGTCCACCGACAATGTGCCGTGGAATCTTACTGGCTACACAGCCCGTATGCAGGTTCGTGCGTTCACTTCGTCTCCTGACACTATTCTTGATTTGTCTACCGATAGTGAAATTGTGTTGACTTCTGGTGGTCGAGTTACTGTAACTGTTTCTGCTGCAGTAATGTCTGATGTTGTTGCTGGTAAGCACTACTATGATATTGAACTTGTTTCTGCAGGTAACGAGGTTACTCGTATTCTTGAGGGACGATTTGTGGTTGCTGCTGAGGTGTCACGGTGACAACACAGGTTACTGTTAATACTTCGGTCACTGAGGTTGCTGTCACTGAATCACAACCTATTGAAGTTAATGTTGTTTCTTCTACTGTTGATGTTGAGATTTCTCAGTTGCAGGGACCTCAAGGCAATGAGGGTCCTCAGGGTGTTCAGGGTGCTACTGGTCCGACAGGACCTACTGGACCTCAGGGTCCTACAGGTGCAGATTCCACAGTCCCTGGACCTACTGGTCCACAGGGGGCTACTGGTCCACAAGGTTTGAAAGGTGACACTGGTGATACTGGTCCGACTGGGCCTACTGGCCCAACAGGGCCTCAAGGCCCTCAAGGAATTCAAGGCGAACAAGGTCCAACGGGACCTATCGGACTTACAGGCCCTGCTGGACCAACAGGAGCCGTTGGTCCTACTGGACCCACGGGACCCATTGGACTCACTGGACCCACTGGCCCACAAGGAATCGCTGGAGCCACAGGACCTACAGGTCCTACGGGACCGATTGGTTTAACGGGACCTGCAGGACCGACTGGTCCTACGGGTGCTGACTCTACTGTTCCTGGACCTACGGGACCTGCAGGACCGCAAGGTTTGCAGGGTCCTGCTGGTCCGACAGGACCAACTGGTGCTACAGGTGCGATTGGTCCAACAGGTCCCACTGGACCTACAGGACCACAGGGTATTCAAGGTATTGCGGGACCAACTGGTCCCACTGGTCCTACTGGTGCTCAAGGTATTCAAGGTATTCAGGGTGACACTGGCCCGACTGGGCCTCAGGGCATACAGGGCATTGCTGGCCCTACAGGGCCTACTGGAGCCACTGGTGCACAGGGTCCTATAG